CTGGTGCTGCAGAAAAACTTCGTACACTTGGTAATCTAAAAGGTAAGATTTCTAACAAAGTATCAACTATTACTAAGGAACATAAATTTTTCACACAAAATACGGTCTGCCCTACCTGTACACAATCTATTGAAGAGACCTTCAGAATAAATAAGATTGAAGACGCTCAGAATAAAGCAAAAGAGTTGCAATCTGGTTATAATGAACTGGAAGAGGCAATTAAAAAGGAAGAAGAGCGAGAGCGTCAATTCACTGTTCTATCAAAGGAGATTTTAGTCCTCAACAATGGCATTTCTAAAAACAATACTCAGATCGCTGGATGTCAGAGACAAATCAGAGATTTGGAATCGGAAATTCAAAGAATTACCGATCAAATTGCAAACAGAAATGTTGAGCATGAAAAGTTAACCTCTTTCAGGGAGAATCTAAAAACTACATACGACGAACTCGCTAAGAACAAGGACACAATCCAATACTACGATTTTACTTATGGATTGCTTAGAGACGGTGGAGTTAAATCCAAAATCATTAAGAAGTATCTACCGCTGATAAATCAGCAAGTTAACCGTTATCTTCAGATGATGGATTTCTATATTAACTTCACACTTGATGAGGAATTTAACGAAACCGTCCAGTCCCCTATTCACGAAGACTTTTCTTATGCTTCTTTCAGTGAAGGAGAGAAGATGAGAATTGACCTAGCACTTCTCTTTACTTGGCGTGAAGTAGCAAAGATGAAGAACTCAGTCAACACCAATCTTTTGATTATGGATGAGGTATTCGACAGTTCACTAGACGGATTTGGAACTGATGAATTCCTAAAGATTATTCGTTACGTTATCAAAGATGCTAATATCTTTGTTATCTCTCACAAGGCAGGATTAGAAGACAAGTTTGAAAGTGTCACCCGATTTGAGAAAATCAAAGGGTTCTCACGCATGGTCAAGTAAAGAGAGACACTTTAAAAAGCAGCACACTACCTCGTCTCACGGCGGGGTTCTTTTGTATGATAGGTCCATAAGAAACAAAACCATGACCAAGCACGAAGTCAAATCGCAACTTGCCAAACTGTTGGCTACTGAAGACTTGGTAGTTGAGCACCGGTTTGTTGAGACTGCTCAGTTCAATGTGCAGACCCGTGTGCTGACTCTTCCTCGCTGGGAGCGAGCAAGTAATAGTGTATATGATTTACTTGTTGGTCATGAAGTCGGACACGCATTGTTCACTCCAGACCAAGACCCTCCCAAGGGTGTCCCTCATTCCTTCATCAACATCACTGAAGATGCTAGGATTGAGAAACTGATGAAACGTAAATATCCTGGTCTTACTAAAACTTTTTTCAAAGGTTACAAAGAACTTTCTGATGAAGATTTTTTCTGCCTAGAAGGTGAGGATATTAGTAAGATGACTCTTGCTGACCGTGCTAATCTTTATTTCAAGATTGGTAATTATATTGAGATTTCTTTCTTCAACGATACAGAGAAAGAGATTATCAAGATGATTGCAGATTGTGAAACTTTTGCAGATGCGTGTATTGCTGCAGAAGAGATGTATCGCTACGACAAGCAATCTCAGAAAGAACAGAATCAACCTGATATTCCTGCTTCTTCATCTGCACAATCGGGTGAAGAAGGTATGACTCACGAAGAGATGCAAGAGGAAGCAGATAAGCGTGAGCAAGCAAATGAAGAGACTGAGGGTGATAGTCAAGCATCTGACTCTGAAATTCAACAGGATACTAATACTGCTAACAATGCAGGTTCTTCTGCTGAACCTGAAGTAAGGACTGTTGATACTCTCGATGAAAGTCTGCGCGAATTGGTGTCTAATACTGGTCCTGACAATATCTACGTTGAACTTCCTAAGGTAAATCTTGATACTGTTATTGCTACGAATAAAGAAATTCATAGCTATATCGATGCCAACTGGATGATTCGTGATGAAAGGGATACTTTTCACGTACCTGATTCCACATTTAATCAATTCAAACGTTCTGCTCAGAAGGAAGTCAACTATCTTGTAAAAGAGTTTGAATGTAAAAAAGCAGCAGATTCTTATGCCCGTGCTTCTGTATCAAAAACAGGTGTTCTTGACTGTACTAAGCTACATACTTATAAGTATAATGACGATCTTTTCAAAAAGGTCACTACGCTTGCTGACGGTAAGAATCACGGACTAGTTTTTGTTCTTGATTGGTCCGGTTCTATGGCACCAGTTCTTGAGGATACCTGTAAGCAACTCTTCAACCTAATTTGGTTCTGTAAGAAAGTAAATATTCCTTTTGAGGTATATGCTTTCACTAATGAGTGGATTCAACATAATACTCTTGCTAATGGTAATTGGGAACCTCTGCCTTCTCACTATGAAGCAGAAGATGGACTCCTTTCTGTTGAAGAGAATTTCTGTATGATGAATATTCTTACCAGTAAAGTTAATGGTAAGACTCTTGACCATCAGATGAAAAACATTTATCGCATTGCATATTATTTTGCTTGTTGTGGTTGTTATTCCTATGAACCTGGTCGTCGTGTGTCTCTTTCAGGGACACCATTGAATGAAGCAATCATCAGTCTTCATCAGATTCTTCCCACTTTCCAGCGTGAAAACAAACTACAAAAAGTTCAGTGTGTAATTTTGACTGATGGTGAGGCAGGTTTTGTCAATCGTCATGCTCTATGTACTAACTACAAAGGTGAGGAGCATATTGGATATCGGAGACTAATTGCTGATCGCACTTTTATCCGTGACCGTAAAACAGGTAATACGTATCAACTTGGATATCGTTTTCATGAATTTACTGACCTTCTTCTTCGTAATCTCAAAGATAATTTTACTGATATGAATCTGATTGGTATTCGTGTTCTTGCTCCTAGAGATGCTAATCAATTTATCAAAATGTATCATGGCGATACTTGGTCTGAAGAAGCAGTAAAAATCAATAATACTTGGCGTAAGGAAAAGAGTTTTACTATTAAGAACTCTGGTTATGACTCATACTTTGGTATGTCTGCTACTGCACTAAACCAGGAAACTGATTTTGAAGTTAGTGAAGGTGCAACTAAGGCAAAAATCAAATCTGCTTTTGTAAAATCTTTGAAGATTAAAAAGTTAAACAAGCGTATCCTTGGAGAGTTCATCTCCCTAGTTGTATGACAGACTTACCAGAATGGAGAAGGAGAGCACTTGCCGATCCTTCTCTAAAACCAGCACAAGTAGAAATCTTAATGCACGGACCCAAATCTTTAGCACAAGCATGGTTCCTAGCAGCAATGAAATACAAATACGGACGGTCAGGAGACTGACCACCTACCCCTAGAAACCAACCCATCCTGCCTTATACTAAGGACATCAACAAACAAAGCAATGGCAATCTCCACTGAATACATCAGTTCTTCGCTTCGTAATCTCTACGGAACTACTTTCACCAGTGCAGAACTGAAAGCATGGTGTGCTATGAACGGAACCACTTATCAGACCGTTTCCAAGAAACTTGACCAATTCAAAGTTAGTCGTGGTAAGTGGAACCTTGAAGTGACACCTCAGAAAGTTGAAGAGATTGAGCGCACATATGAATCACCAGCAGCAATGCCTGCTGTCGAACAAAACCTTATTCCCAGCACAGATGATACCTTCGTCAAGTTTGGTAATTATGGCGACATTCGCAAAATTATTCAATCTCGACTGTTTTATCCTACGTTCATTACAGGACTTTCTGGCAATGGTAAAACGTTCTCTGTCGAACAAGCGTGTGCTCAACTAGGAAGAGAACTCATCCGTGTAAACCTGACTATTGAAACTGATGAAGATGACCTTGTGGGTGGTTTCCGGCTTGTTGATGGGAATACTGCATGGCACAATGGTCCAGTCATCGAAGCACTCGAACGAGGTGCAATCCTCCTTTTGGATGAAATCGACCTGGCATCAAACAAAATCCTCTGCCTTCAGTCTGTTCTAGAAGGTAAAGGTGTCTTCCTCAAAAAGATTGGTAAGTATATCAAACCTGCAGACGGATTCAATGTAATTGCTACTGCAAACACTAAAGGTAAGGGTTCTGAAGATGGTCGCTTCATTGGAACCAATGTTCTTAATGAGGCATTCTTGGAACGTTTCCCTGTGACTCTTGAGCAAGAGTATCCAACTCCTGCTAATGAAGCAAAGATTCTTTCTAAGGTTGCTGATACTGTTAGTGTCAACGATGACAAATTCATCTCTCGTCTAGTTGATTGGGGTGACATCATTCGTAAGACCTTCTATGATGGTGGCATCGAAGAGATTATCAGCACCCGTCGTCTAGTCCACATCATCCGTGCTTACAGTATCTTCAACGATAAGGCAAAGGCAATTCAAGTTTGCGTAAATCGTTTTGATGATGAGACCAAACAAGCATTCTTGGAACTCTACGACAAGGTTGATGCAGATTTCCAAATGCCCATTGACGAGGAGGTGCAATCCTGATATAATGACTAATGCTTGGAGTTTACTTTATGATGCCATGATTACTGATGCAAACTTAAATGATTACAATGACTTTTGGGAACAATCTTATAACTATAAAATCGCAAGCAACACTGTGAACGAAGATAAAATTACATTTAATATTCCTGATCTTCCAGAACCTCCTAAGAATGACAATGGGTTCTGGAAGTATCATGAGGATGTTATCCTCAAAGAGATTCGTGATTACCTTAGTGGGACATACAATGCTCACTATGCTTCTCCCGAATCAAAGACCCAGACACTTGATTTGATTGAGGGTATTGGCGATGCAGAACCATTCTGTAGATCTAATGCTATCAAGTATCTGTCTCGCTTTGGTAAGAAAGGTGGTAAAAACCAGCGAGACCTTTTGAAAGCAATTCACTATTGCATTCTTCTTTACCATTTTGCCGGACTCTGTAATGAAAATACGACCCCTTATGAAACTTTCTGATAAAACTATTTCTGTCCTGAAGAACTTCTCTTCTATCAATCAGTCTATCCTTTTCAAAGAGGGTAACAAACTTCGCACCATTAGTGTGATGAAGAACATCCTTGCAGAGGCAACAGTATCTGAGGAGTTTAGTAAAGACTTTGGTATCTACGATCTCAACCAGTTTCTTAATGGTATGAGCCTTCACCAGCAACCTGAACTTGACTTTGCTAATGAAGGTTATGTGATGATTCGCGAAGGCAAGATGCGTTCTAAGTATTTCTTTGCAGACCCGAATGTTATCGTAACTCCTCCTGAGAAAGAGATCAAACTTCCCAGTGAAGATGTGTGCTTTGAGTTGAGCACTGATCAACTTGACAAACTTCTTAAAGCAGCAGCAGTATATCAACTGCCTGATATCTGCACCATTGGTGAAGCAGGTGTGGTTAGATTGGTTGTTCGTGATAAGAAGAACGACACTTCCAATGATTTTTCTATTGTTGTTGGTGAGACCGATGAAGAATTCTCTTTCAACTTCAAGGTTGAAAACATCAAGGTTCTCCCAGGAACTTATGAGGTTGTAGTGTCTTCTAAACTTCTCTCTCGTTTCACTAGTAAGAATCATGATCTCACATATTACATCGCATTGGAACCCGACTCGACATTCGGTTGATATATGGATGAGAGTTTTGGGCAGTGGTCTTGTGATCATTGCCTATTTTATTATCATTCACGTTGACTTAATGACTGGAGTGGTAACGCAGTTTGTAGCAGACCTTATTTCAATTCCTTACTTTATCAGGACAAAATCTTGGGATGTTGTTATGATGTTATCATTCCTACTTGCGATTTCGTTATCTAAATTGTTATGAACATCTTTGTAACTGACCCCAGTCCATACAAGTCTGCTATGGTTCTCCCTGACAAGCA